TTGATTGGCAATTTCCTCAACATACGCTGGTATGTCTTCATCATCGAGTGCGCCAACATATATTTTATATACGCGTCTTTCCATAGACCTTTCAAGTCTATAAATCAACATCATGTCTTCCATTAACGCAAGCATCCTGAAATGTCTTCTTGCAGCAGAAAGCATTGATACGCCATATGGTAAAAACATTGAATTGTGAAGCAATCTGAAATGTGCAATCTGCCAATTTCTGAATGGAACCAAATCCCCACCAGTCTCACTTGTCCACATGAACTTCGTCGAATTATCGTTTGTTCCGGTTCCTGTTGACATATTTACGGTTGCAGCACCCCCATATGGATTTGCAATTCCATTCTCAACCCTTTCAACCTCACCAACAGGCAATTGTCTCCAACCCTTAACACCAAGGTCTTTGTCAATGTCAAGAAGCATAAATTGGTTTCCATATTTACACATTGCACGAATGACCATCTGTGCAGTTACCTGTAAATTTAATCTGTTTACAAATAAATCCTCAAGTATGCTTCTAATTCTATCTGATTTTGATGTTACATTCACTATTTGACCACCATTGTTCGGGTTTGGCTGTACACATTCCTCTGAACACAAGTCAAGTGCAGCACCAATCTCTGGATATGAATCCATCAAATCGGCATCACGATACATTAACTTAATATTACTTAAGTTGGAAAATGCACTCATGGATAAGTTCTGATTTGCTCTTATCCATCTGTTTTGTAAATATTTGTTTTGTTGTAACTCTAGTTTTTTCTCTTGGTATTTTGCTGGGTCCTCCGTTGTAAATAAAACCTTATCTGGACTTTCTGGCTTTTCCAGATTCGCTATGCCTTCGGTTGCGCCCCAAGCGCCATTAAATACCTTCGACAAATTCTGAAATGTCGTATATAATTTATTTTCCATTGATTGTTAAATCACTACTATAATATATAAATATCTGAAACATTAATTCAAGACAAATTATATATCAAGTTTATCTATACCCAGCCATTAACCACACATATGGATTTGCTATGTTATTCTGTATCCTTGCAATTTTTTTATTTTTACCAATATTGCTTGTTCTGTAGAACGGCATTAAATCTGGTGGCGGCGCAACGACTCCACTTGAGTTTCTGCTTTCCGGCTTTTGATTTCTATAATCACTCCCACTTCTAATAAATGATTTTAATATGGCGGCGTCCTTTGTTTTGTCTGCTTCAATCTTCTGAAATGAAAATTTATATATAAACAGTGTTAACGCACAGCATGTTATATTATCATCATGAGAACCATTCATATGGTCCATCTTACCATCTTCATTCTTAAATATCCATGTGCTTAATTCATTACATAACCTTGCAGAATGTATAGTGAATGAACCGTCACTTACCATATTTGCAAAATTTCTTAACAGACCAAATCTATTTCCCTGGAAATGGAAACCTGGCATAACATCACCGTACTTCTCATTTGAGCGGTCAACCTTCTTCATATAATCCTTCATCACCTTATCATCGTAATAAAGGTTCTTATACCCCCAATAATTCATCAACCTCAACAAACAAGCGTCACCAGTACCACCTGTCGCATCAACAACGATAAATGCATTATTATATAGTGTTGCATACTTATATGCCATATCACCGAGTTTATCACCCAAAACCCTACCATTATATTCCATTATCTGCTCAAGGTATGGCATTCCATATTTATCCCTGCCATCAACATCTATTACCTGTATTGAAGTCCTATCATCAGAACTACCCCTGCTTGGGTCTATTCCCAATATATATCTGTGACCTTCTATTGGCATTTTCCAAAACCACGCATCTTCTTCTGCTGGGTCACCAAACTCTGCAAGTGGTTCACACACTTGGGTTGTTCTTATATTTTCAATTACAGTTGCCGGTATTACAGTGTCACTTGAACCAAGGAATGAAATGTCCAACTCCTGGGCAATCTTCATTGGGTCGTTATTAAAACCCTCACACATATTAACATACCATGGTGATGTTGGTTTCCAACCTTCTTTCTCAAGTTGTGCCCATTTTTCCATCTGGAATTCAATCCTACCAGCATCATCAAGAGTCTTTTCCTCAATCCACCTTACTTCTCCGGTTTCTTCATTCTTTTTATACCACTTTAAGAATCTGTTGTATCTTGGGTCTTGATACCATTTGAATTCGACAACGAAATAACCGTTCCTCTTTTCTAATGCTTGCTTGTATATCTGAGCATATAACTCATCATTACCATTTGGGGTTGAAACAACTATAATCTTTCTTCTGTCAGAAGACACTGCACTTGATGTTGCAATTGCTGACGTATATGTTGCCATTGCCTCACCCCTTCTCTCTGAACCAATGAACGCGGCCTCGTCAAATATAATAATCGTAGCACTTGACACACCACGAGAACTGTTTGGGCCGGACGCTCTACAATATATCTTGCAACCATTAAATAACTCTACATAACTCTGAGAATTCTTAATGAATATGCTCTTCTTATTCTTTTCTGAATTTGGGTCTGGTGAATAATAATCTTCTCCCCAGAACTGCCTAGGAACCTGTGTTAAAAAATCCGTAATCTTCTTTAATAACTCTATGGCCTGTTCTTTTTTATTTGCCAAACACAATACCGTTTCTGGTGATTCTGGCCTTGCAAATGTCAATTGGCCACAAATCCACCCACAACTAACCGTACTTATACCACTCTGTCTGTGTTTGATTGTTACAACCTTCTCATTGTTTGCCAACGCCTCACAATATGCTTTTTGTCTTGGAAATAACAAAAATGGGACTTCTCTACCCTCAGTACCATCAAATGTGCTAAGGTAGTTCTCTATAAAATATATCCTACTTTTGTCGGCATAACATTTTACATATTCTTGTGCAAATTCCTTATTGTCAATCACAAATTATAATCACTATATAACCATAAATATACAACTAATTGATTTTTTCTTTAAAATATTTTCACATATTAAATATTTTTAGTACCTTTGCAATGTTTCCAGCAAACTGGAACGTCGTATAACGGTTATTACACCAGATTTTGGTCCTGGTAATGGCAGTTCGATTCTGCCCGTTCCAACAAAATAGCATGAAGAAAATATTAGATATATTAAATATACATGCAGACGATAACCAAAAATGGTTATTATGGAGCATGCTTGTATCTGGATTGCTTGCAACATACGCATCACCAGCATTGTCAAAGGCAATAATTACAGCATTACCAGCAGAATGGCTTGCTTTTCAGGCTTTATTTTCTTCCATTGTTGGCTTGTTTATCGGAATGATATGGAAAGGCTCATTTAGACAAAATATCATTCGTTATTTCTTAATATTTTGCATTTCAGAATGTGCCGCTGGTTTTCTAACAGCAATGTATCTTTGTTTTGTTAACTACAACATATGGATATTTGCCATTGCATCATTAGTATACAGCAATTTCATATGCACTCTTGTTGGTAAGTGTATAATGGCGTTTAAAGCAAAATTGTGGCTAGAGAAAGAAAGGGAAATATATGACAACAACCTTAGCATTGTAAGTGGCATAACGTGTATTGTTGGATTTGGACTTGCATTGTTGTTTATGCCTTCAGTTAAGGTCGCTTTGTTTATATGGGGCGTTGGATGTATTCTAGATGACATTGGCTGGATTATAGTCTACGTTAAAAATAGGGAACTATATACCTGTTGGCAGTAAATGTATATAAATACAAGAATGAGCAGTCATTGATTTGGCTGCTCATTTTGGTTAATAATCATCATTTATTCCCTCATACCAATCGTCATCGTGCCATTGCATTTCCTTGTTTCTAAGCATGTCTGATAATGGGTGATTGGTTATGGGTCTTCCAAGTTCATCATACCCTACGATATAGGTATCTGGGTCGAGCCATATTTTATCATCACTTCTAATATCTAACCCATCTTTTACGTTGCCGTTCTTATATCCCTTCGTAAAACCTCTATTCAAACGTTCAGGGTGTGCTTGGTTGTAGTCATGGTAGTAACCTTTTCTATGACGGTCTTTCTTGGGTTTAGATGCCTTTTTCGCTGGTGTAGATGAAGATGCACCTTGTTCATTTGTTTCGGCTTGTTTAGCAGCCTTTTGTTTAGTCCATCGTTCTTTCCAATAACCTTCCCTATGTCTATCTGGTTTACCTTTAAAATACCCATCTCTATGTCTATCAGCCTCAGATAGTATTTTATTCACAGACTCCTTTACGATATTGTGAAGGTCAGATTCTGTTAGTCTAATAACTTGTTTCTTTTTCATATTTTTCGTTTCATTTATATCTTATTTTCTATATAAATATCAGTATAAACAAAAAATGCAGTCATTTCTGACTGCATTTTAAGAATTAGTTGTACCAACTTCTATATTATATACTTAATAATTAACGAAGTTCATTTACACTCCACGTTTGTAAACCGTCCACACGAACTTGTCCGAAGAATTTGTTGCAGACTACCTTCTTAGCATAACGTGTAGCAATACCCTTTACAGGAGCCATGTTGAATACGTTATACATAGTTGGGGTTAACTGCATTGGAACATAAGGAGCATATACATAACCGGTGTCAAGAAGACTCTTACCCTTGTGACCAATCAAAAGTGACCAGTGAGGAGAATATGGGTCTACATAAACTTGATAACGGCTAGAGAGAGAACCAATCTTCTCGATACCCATGTTATACTGATTTTGTTCAGCATTTGCATCGGTTACGTGGAAGTATTCGAGGTCATCAAACAATGCTGAAATCTCAGAAGAACATACAATCCAGTTAGCACCGCCACGGAGAGTAGCCTTGTTGATTTGTGCATTGATTTGGTTAATGCGTGTGATTAAGAATTGGTTCCAATCCTTTTGTGTGTAGTTTGTGCTTGTAGCAGCCTGACGCTTCCAACCATTCCAGTCGAATCTCAATTGCCAAGGAGCGGCCTTACGGAGGTCACGAAGAATCTCACGGTCAACCTCAGCGGCAATTTGCTCAGAGAGGATAGAAGTTAACTCAGCCTCTGCGTCAATGTTGTGGAAAGCACTAACGTCGGTTGAGAGTTCAGGAGACCAAGTTGCACGAAGTTTACGTTCGGTAACTGAAACAGTAACACTGTCGAGTTTGAATGAAACTTCACCAATCTCAGTTTCGAGTTCGAGGCTGTCATACTGTGCCCAAGCAATCTTGAAGTTGTCTGTGTCGAATGATTCAGCAGAAACACCTACATAACCATCGATAGTACCACCCTGCTCAGCGCAAGTCTTAGCGAGGTCGAGTTCGATATAGATGTTGCCTTCTGCGTCACAAGGAGCACCAGTGTATTCAACGATACCCTTGCCATACTTTTGAGTTACAACACGGAAAGGAACACTTTCGTATTGGTCAAAAGCGGCGGTTGTGATACCAGAGTTTGCACCAGCAGTACCAGCGGCGATTGCGTTCTTGGTGATAACCTTAAGTGAAGCGAGGAATTCCTCGGTATCCATCTCGTTACCATCAGGACCAGTCAACTTAGATGCATTGAATGCTGAAAAGCCATTAACCTTGAGGATTAAGTTACGAACAGTACCGTCATAACCACAAAGTTTAGGAGTTGTAGCGGCCTTGAAGCCGAAAGGAGTTAATTCAACTGCCTCTGCGTTGCCAACGTGAAGAGTAACCTTACCCTTTGAGTTGTCATAGAGGAAGTCATCATAGAAGAGGTCATAAAGACTCTTTTGGAAGTACTGAGTAACCTCAGGACCGGCCTGGCGGATTGTGGTATAAGGAAGACCAGCGGCATCAGCGGCAGCAGTTGCTGCGGAGTATGGGCTGTAGGTCTGTCCACTGAATACCCAAGTGTCAGCAGAAAGGTCATTGATTACCTCATCAGGGAGGTAGTAGCGAGGTTCTTGACGGCCATCCTTGTTTCGGTTGGTGCGGTCATAACCCATAAGACCCTTATGACGGCCAACGGTACCGTCGAAGATATCGCCAGACTCAACATCAGAACCTTCTGGTGCAGTCCATTCACGCTCACTGGTTACAGGGAGGATGAAGAAGAGTTTACCAACTGGGAGGTTCATAGCCTGTACAGATACGATGTCATTAGCAAGCAACTTGCTGAATACACGACGTACAATTGGGAATACTACGGTTTCGAAAGAACCGCTATTGTCGGCAGCAGTAGCCTCGTGCAAGAGGTACTTAGCCTCGTTTTCGTAAAGAGTAGCAATGTTCTCTTTGATTACGCCTTCAGGAAGACCTTCGGTAAAGCCGAAAGAATCCCAACGCTTCTGAACTTGCTCACGAATTTGTTTTTGGGTATTGTAGTCAATATTACCTACCAAACCCGATGTAAGAAATTCTCTCATTGTTATTAAAAGTTTTAATTTATTATACTTTAGATTATAAATAGTTAATTACTTACAAATTTTATGCATAAGTCCGAGTGAATTCATAAGACCCTCGTCCTGATAGAACTTGCTTTCATTAATGACTTCCGCATTGGAAGTTCCGAACTCCTTCTCCTCATTGATGCTTGTTGCGTTTTGAGGGTTCTTCTTAAGTTCGTTTGAAATTGTGTTGTAGAGACTCTTTGACTCTTCAATCGTATGTACCTCGTTAGTAAAACGGTTGATGATGTCGCGTTTCTCTTCTTTGGTTGTGGAATTCTCAGAAATGAGTTTAATAATACCACCGAGGTTAACATTCGTTACAGCAGCCTCTTTGAGCATTTCTGTAATCTTGTTAAGTTCGGTCTTAAGTTTCTTATTTTCCTCGAAAATCTTGTTAGCCTTCTTAAGGATTGACTCATTTGTTGGGTTTCCCTGATATTCACCGGCAAATGTTGTCTTGTGCTTAGGTGGGTTGTTTTTGCAACTTGTGTTTGGCACGTGTGATTTTGCCATACCACGATTTGTTCCACCCTTTTGAACAACAGTTTCCTCAACAGGTGCTTCAGTGTCGCTCATTATTCCACATTCAGTTTTTTGTGCCTTTTTATTAAACGGAGCGCCGTTTTTCTTATTCGACCAGGGCTTATTGGCTGTATGTGGCACGCCATCATCAATATCTCTACCATTGCCTGGTTCTGTAACACCGTCAGAAGTCATGACATCCTTATCCTGATAGTCGTCAGTATAACAAACGTTGGAGTCATATTCATTCAGTGCGATTTCATAAATTCTTGATTCTTTCATATCGTCTGTAAAATTATCATCAATTATTTCAGAAGTGTCTTCTTCGCCAGACAAGTCGATAATATACTCGGCTCCTGTTTCTTTGTCTGAAATGCTAACCTTGTCATCGTCTTTTACAACAGTAACTTGGTCATCATTATTCAGGCGTTTATAAATCTTTACGATTTCATCGTCTTTCGCATTACGGAAGTCATACTCATTGTCTGATACCTTGTATTTTTCGAAGTCCAGGTCATTTTCTAATTCACCGTCTTCGGTTCCCTCAACATCTACTTCTTCAGTGTCTTCTTGGTCCCCTTCTGGTTCCGTTCCTTCAGCATCTGCGTCATCATCAACCACTTCGGTTTCTTCTGTTGCTTCAGCATCTTCAACTGGTTCTTCGTCAGCGGAATCATCATTAGTATCATCCACTTCCTCCACATCATATTCCTTTTCCTCAATTTCATCGTCGTCTGATTCGTTAAGGATTGAGGCATATGCTTGTTTTACCTGTTCGTCAAGTAAAGACCTGACGCTATCGGTAACGTTTTCCTCTAATTTTTGTGCAAGATTATTATAATCCATCAACGACTCCTTAATAAGGGTTGCATTGAGTTTCTTGCTGTTGTTATTATCCTTCTTCATATCTAAATGAAATATTAAATATATGCAATTTAATTATAAATATCTGTAATTTTGAATTTTTACATCTATTCGTCAGTGTTTTGTGAGGTTTTTAATCATTTTCACTCCACACACTGATAATAATAAATAGTATAAAAATGAAAAAAATAGTAAACAATTGCAATTTTCTTTTAAATTGTTGTTATTTCAACTAATTTTCTTTATATTTATATATAGTTTATAAAATAGAATTTAATGGAAACAAACAATAAGAAACTTGAAAAACTTGTTGAGATTAAGGCTGGAAAGACTGGATATGGCATTCTTATTGAGTCTGATGGGTATGTTTCACGTGATTTAACGGAAAACAACAAAAAAATAATAAAAGAAGCATTGGAATCAAGAGAAAACGGTGAATGGTATGTTCCAAACCCGTTTATTCTTGATGTTGTATTGCAAAAATTTGGTATTGAAAACGCAAATAAAAGAATATATCCGGAGGATATATTGAAAAGAGAAGTTGAAAAATACCAGAAATTAATTGACCAAAGAATGGCATTAGGTGAATGTAATCACCCCTCGGCGTCAGAAATTGACCTTGGTAGAATATCTCACAACATAATTGAATGTCACTGGGAAGGACATACCCTTGTCGGAAAAATAGAATTCAACTTAACAGAGGGTTTCAGAAAGTATGGTATTTGCTCTTCATTGGGTGATACTTGTGCTAACCTCATTTTGAATGGTTACAAAATAGGTGTGTCTTCAAGGGGTATTGGCAGTGTTAAATCACAACTTGGTAAAACAATTGTTGACAATGATTTTGAATTAATTTGTTGGGATATTGTTGCAACACCTTCAACTCCAGGTAGTTACATTGGTAAATATGATA